ACGTCTCAAGTGCTGAGCTACATGATGGAAGGTCTATTGGAGTAGCGAAAGTTATTACCAAGAAATCTCTATTACAAATTCAAAACTTATTTTTACAACCAATTGGAGTTATATTAGAAACAAAGGATGTAGATGAAGCAAATTTTTCAGGTGCTAGAATTGACAGGGAAGTATTTGTGGTTAACAATACCAAATCAAATATAGTACCGTCACTAGTGCATGGCATTTTTGAAGTGCAGCGTAAACCAGCAGAGTTATTGTCTATGAAAAAAGTTAATGAGTTACACCGAGAGAGTTTTTCTGTAGCACCATCAATAGACCTCGTCCCACTAACGTTTGTCGAGGAAGCTATGGAAGAATTAATTTCACGTACACTTAAAGGAGAAGAATTTGCAACACCGTTGACTGAGAAAGAAGTGGTTTGCGGAACCGCAGACTTAAATAGGATAGACCCCACAACATCTGTGGGATATGGATTAACAGGAACAAAGAAAAATTTTTTAGATTACGAACAGGGAACCATATCACAAGATTTAAAAAATCGTGTGGTAGAAGTGACAGATAGCATGATTAGGAACGAATTTGATTTTAGTACTTGTTATGTTACAACCATGAAAGATGAGCTTAGGAATATTGATGCAGAAGGAAATCCCAAGACTGTGAGATTATTTCAAGCGGGTCCTCTTATATTAACATTATTATATCGCTTTTTCTTTGGAGACTTGATGGTCAAGTTTTCAAAGGATAAGTTTAATAATGGTATTATGATAGGAATAAACCCATTGAGCAAACAATGGGAGGAGATAGCACGACGATTTATAGCCCACAGTAAGAACTTTTTTGATGGTGATTACAAGTGGTGGGACAAGAAGATGCATCCAGTATTTCAAAGGACTCTTAATAAAGTGCTTAGGAAATTTTTTAAACCTAGGCTCTTTACAAAGGAGTTTAATGTAATATTTGGAACCCAGTATACAGACGAACATATGATTATTATTTTTGGCTTTTTGTTAGAATTAATAATCAGTACCCCAATCATTGTAGGATCGCAATTGTTTATATCAACCCATAATTTACC